GATAGTAATGAGTTTCTATATAAAATGAATGAGACAGAAGCAGATGGTGGTATAGTAACATTTAAAGCAACTCATCCTAAGTGGTCTTTTGCTAAAGTTAATAGCGAAGGGTTAGTAACGGAAGTAGCAGAAAAGAATCCTATCTCAGATACTGCTACTGTTGGGTTCTACTATTGGAAAAAAGGATCTGATTTTGTTAAATACGCTGAAGAAATGATCAGCAATAATATTAGAGTCAATAATGAATTTTATGTTTGCCCAGTATTTAATCAAGCTATTAGAGATAATAAAGAAATAAGAATATTTAATGTAGATAATATGTGGGGTTTAGGAACCCCTGAAGATTTAAAATACTACTTAGAGAATATAAAATGATCTGGTTTACAAGTATACAAAAAACAGGCGGCACTTCATTAAGAAATGCTATAAAAACAAAAAATGATCCTAAAATGCGTTTTTTTGATCATGGGTACGTCTACGATCCTTGGGAATGTAAAGAAAAAGAAAATAAATACTGGAATAAATATAACTTTAAATCATCAGCTAATATATCAAAAGATTATAACCCTCTTAATACTATAATATCAGTAATTAGAAACCCTTTTGATATCTTTGTGAGTTATTTTTTACACGCTAAAAAAGACGGATGGGGAATGGTTAATAGGATTCATAACTTACATACTTTTGATCAGTTCACAGAATACTACTTAGCTCCAGATAAAGAATGGCATTTACCTCCTATGAAAAACAGTATGTTTAGTTTTATTTACAATAAGCAAGGAGAGCTTATTTCTGATCTATGTTATAAGTTAGAAAATGTTGATAAGATTGAAACATTATTAGCTGGTTTAAGAATACCTCCTATGGGTTTTTCAAATAAAACTATACTAAAAGATGATTATAGAAGATACTATAAAACTAAACAAATAGATGCTCTAAATAAAGTCTGGAAAAGAGACTTAGAGCACTTTAAATATACTTTTGAATAATGAAAATAGCAGTACTTATTAACGGAAGCGGAAAACATTTAGATATTACACAACATTTATTTAATCATTGGAATAAACTCTACGAAGATATAAGCTTTGACTTTTACTTAGCTACTTGGCAAGATGAAATAGACTATACTGAATATAAATGGATAAAATCTTACGTAAGACTAGAAGAAGAGTCGTGTCCATATGACTTGAGCACTCATCCTGAAGGTCAACATCAACCTCACTACTCATACTCTCTATATAAAGCAGATCAATTGAGAAAAGAATCAGGTATAGAGTATGACGGAGTATTTCAAACCAGATCAGATATCTATATATTTAGAGAACTACTAGACTTGCTTACTTCTTTATATACTGTTAAACAAGGCGTTAATCAAGATGTGAGCAATAGCCAAGTATCTCCTAGAATAATGTTTACTGGAAGCGGAAATGAACTCCTTAACGGTAGGTTCTGGACTGAAGATTATTTTTTCTTTGGACATCCTAAAGCATTTGATAAATTTTCTAATATGTTCATTGATGTATGGATTAAAAACGAATTACCAGATAGATTAAAATTAATGCATGTAATGCAAGCAGAGTACTTACATAAATTAGGAATTTATAACAGTAGCATAGCTAATTACCCTGGTCATGCAGTACAGAGCGTACTTATAAGGGAAAAGCATCGTTTTGGTCATCATAGTACTCATACTGATGCAGGATGGGAAAAACAACACCCTTCTCCTAAACAACTTAAAACTCTAATAGCTCAGAATGGACCAGAGCACTTATTAACTAGAGATATAGCACCTAAAGCTATTATATACTTTGAAAGCACAGATAAATAATGATACTTATATCTCATAGAGGAAATATAGACGGACCGAACGTTGATAACGAAAATAAACCTTCGTACATAGCAAATACTATAGATAAAGGTTACGATTGTGAAGTAGATTTCTGGTATACCGATAATAAATTTACTTTAGGTCACGATAATCCTCAGTATGAAATACCAATAGAGTTTATACAAACATATTACAATAGACTCTGGATTCACTGCAAAAATTACGATGCTTTATCTAAATTAATCGAAATAGACAGAGGAGGTGTGTATTTAAATTACTTTTGGCATGAATCTGACGATGTTATTATAACTTCAAAAGGATACATGTGGGCTAATCCAGGTGTTTACATAGAAGGTAGTATAGCAGTACTTCCTGAGTTAAAAAACGACAACTTAACAGATAGATTAGGAGTTTGCAGCGACTATATTATTAATTATGAGCACTAGATATGTAAAGAAAGGAAATAAAGTTATACTCGGCATGGCTAAAAACGGTAGCCAAGCTCTTAAACAACTTTCCTTTAATAATAAAGACTGGGTAAGAGTAGAAGGCGATATACCTGAAGAAATTTTAATCGACTACAGGACAACTATCTATATTCCTATCAGAGATGAGTTCGATAGGGCATATAGCGGACTGATACAACTCCTTAATGATATTATAGTAGATAAAAAAATAGCTGAAAAGTGGAGTGCTAAAGACATTCAACATTACCTTAGTAACAATATAGTTTTAGATAATAGTTACTTTCCTAAAATATCATATAAACAGATAGGCACTATACATTATTTTTGGAATTATATATTTCTCAACAAAAAATGGAATGGAGCTAAATTTAAATTCTTTAATTTAAAATATCTGTCTAATAGATTTTGTGATTACATTAAAGAAGACCCTAAAAATATTCCCTTATACAACACTGCAATAAAAACTAGAGTGAAAGTTGAAATAATGAAGTATCTTCCCTCTAAAGAGTTGCTTTATAAAAATTACTTTCATCCACATTGGAAAAAACCATACCAATTTATGGAAAAACCAATTTGGAAAAGATTAAAAACTACAGAATACTGGTTGGACTTAGAAGATAAAAACCTAATATGAAAAAAGCTATCTTTATATCAGGCCATTTAAACGGCTTATCTGATAATATCATACCATTATTAGATTCTAATACAGATATATTTGTGCACACTTGGGAGGAACAAGGGCATAATAGATGGATAACAAAATTAAATAGATACAGTAAGGCTTGTAACAGCATTAACATTGTTACTGAAAAGCCAAAGATTGACCGTAAAAGAATCTCTTACCTTTATTCTACATACTCCTCTTTTAGTCTATGTAAGCAGTTGAACACTTATGATATATGTATAAAGTTTAAACCTAACTTAGATACAGACAATATTAAATACATTACTAATACACAAACAAGTTTTTCTAAAGCTAAATTACAGTCCAGACCATTACTTGAGGGGTTCACAAAAGAAGACTGTGTATACGGTACGGTACATTACAAAAGTATAGACGAAAGATTCTTTACAATATACCCTAAAGGTATAAATAAATTATTTAATAAAGATAAAAAAACATTCTACGAAGAAATAACAAAAACAGATGAATTACTTAGTTCATTACTAGGAACAGACTATGAAGGTAGTTTACTGTGGACTAAATTATTTGAACAAAATCAAGTACCTATTATTCAAGATATTAATCTAACTTTACCAAACAATAAACAATGGCAGTAAAAAGAGCAAAAAAATTACAAAAACAAGATTTCAATAACGTAAAAATAATACAAACTAGAATAGGTAGAGCTGACGAAGAGTATACAAAGATAGGTAACCTAAAAATAGAGTTAACTAAAAAAATACTTCAATCTATATCCGGTATTAATTCTACCGAAAATTTAAAAGATATAGGTAAATATGAACTATATATTAATAAGACCAGTAAAGCTCTTGAAACTTTTATATCTGAAACAGATAAGCAAAACGTTGAACTAGCTAAAGACTTACAGAAGAAATACGGTTCCGGAACTATAAACCCAGAGAAAGGTACTTTTATTCCAGATTCACTTTAGACTTTTAGTATCTATTTATATAAGAAGACAAATACTCTGTTTACAAGAGTTTTTCGAAATAGTCAATATATTTATTAATATACAATAATTAAACTAAAGCAAACATGGCAGAAACTATAATCTCCCCAGGTGTATTTCAAAGAGAAAACGATATCTCTTTTATCTCCCCAGCACCCGCAGAAGTCGGAGCTTGTGTAATAGGACCTACAGTAAAAGGACCAGTCGAAGTTCCAACTACAGTTACTTCTTATAATCAATATGTAAGAGTATTTGGAGAAACTTTTGAATCAGCTTCAACTAAACAAGAATTTTTAACTTCTCTAGCAGCAAAAAATTACTTCTCTCAAGGAGGTGATTCTTTACTAGTAGCAAGAGTCGTATCAGCATCTGGTACATGGGGTGCTGCATCAAGTACTCATATATCAGCATCATCGAACGGAGGAACTCCTTCTTTTACATTAGCGACACAAGGACAAGGAGTACTTTACAATAACTGTACTGGCTCAGGCCTTTACGTTGGAGGTACAGAAGAAAATGCAGACGGATCTTTAAAGTCCGGTTCAGTTGATAACTTAAGATGGGAAGTGTCAAATGTAAGTAATACTTTAGGTACTTTTACTCTATCAGTAAGAAGAGGAGATGATAGTAGCAAAAATAAAGTTGTCTTAGAAACGTTTAATAACTTGAGCTTAGATCCTAATGCTGATAACTATATCGAAAAAGCAATTGGTAACCAAGTAAAAGCAATAGCTGGAACAAGTGATAATATTACTACCACAGGAGAATATATTAACAAGTCTAATTACATTAGAGTAAGTGCAGTAAATTCACCTACTATAAACTATATAGGAAACGACGGAAATATTAGAGTAGGGTCTTTATCAGGTTCTTTACCAACAACTGATTCTGGATCATTCCACAGTGCTACTGGTAGAATAGTTCCTTTAGCAACTGCTAATAAATATTTTGGAGATATAGATACAAACACTCAAGGATTAATTGCAGCAGATTATGCATCTATAATTACTTTACTTAACAATGCTGATGACTTTAAGTTTAATGTAATTTCAGCACCAGGACTTATAGATTCAGTTTCTGGTCATACAGCTACAATAGGAAATATTATTTCTCTAGCAGAAAGTAGAGGAGATTGTATTTTTGTATTAGACATAAGAAAATATAACGAAGGAACAGTTGCCAGTGCAGCGGCACAAACTGCTACACTAAATAGCTCATATGCAGCTACATACTGGCCTTGGTTACAAACTAGATCAGCTACAGGTAAGAATGTATGGGCACCGCCTTCATTGTTTATACCTGGAGTATATGCATTTACAGATGGAGCAGATGCACCATGGTTTGCACCAGCAGGACTTGTAAGAGGAGGATTAGTAGGAGTTATTCAAGCTGAAAGAAGATTATCTAGAACAGATAGAGATTCTTTATATAATGCTAAGGTTAACCCAATAGCTTCTTTTCCAGGAACAGGTATAGCAGTATTTGGTCAAAAGACTTTACAAACTAAAGCTTCTGCTTTAGATAGAGTAAATGTAAGAAGATTATTAATCGAACTTAAAGAGTTCTTAGGTAATCAAGCACAAAACTTAGTATTTGAACAAAATACAGTAAACACAAGAAATAAATTTTTAGCAGGAGTTAATCCTTATTTAGATTCTGTAGTTGAAAGACAAGGTCTTTATTCTTATAGAGTAGTAATGGATGACACAAACAATACAGCAGACGTAATAGATAGAAACCAGTTAATAGGTCAGATATTTATTCAACCAGCTAAGACAGCTGAATTTATTGTACTAGACTTCACAGTTGAACCAACAGGTGCAACATTTGGAGCATAAATTTTAAAGTAGATATTTATAATAAATAATTAAAAGTATAAAATGGCAGTATTAGACCCAAATGAAATAATGTTTAAAGCTTTCGAACCGAAAGTACAAAACAGATTCGTCCTATTCATAGATGGTATTCCATCCTTCATGGTTAAGAACGTAGCAGCTCCAAGCTTTACAGATGAAGTCATAAAACTTGACCACATTAACACGTACAGAAAAATACGTGGAAAAAGAGAATGGCAAGATATGGATTTGACATTATACGATCCAATTACACCATCAGGAGCTCAAGCAGTAATGGACTGGGCTAGATTATCATACGAATCAGTAACAGGAAGAGCTGGATATTCAGATTTTTACAAAAAAGACTTAAAGCTTAACATATTAGGTCCTGTTGGAGATATAGTAGGAGAATGGGAAATTAAAGGAGCATTTATTCAAACTGCTAATTTTGGTACTTTCGACTGGTCAAACAGTGAACAAGTAGACCTTACTATGACAGTGTCTATGGATTATTGTGTATTGAACTACTAAGACTACAC